TAGTTCTATAATAATTTTTATGCGATATGGCGAGAACAGCTACACAAATCACTCTCAAACATATCAACGAAAAATTAAAAAATATTCATAGATCAGTAGAACAAAATTCAAAAGACATTGTAGGACTTAAAGAACAGGTCGCTATGGGACGTGGTGGCTTGAAAGTTTTAGTATGGCTTGGAGCTATCATAGGTGCTATAATAGGTGTAATTAAAATAAAAGGTTTTATATGATCGATGATTACCGAGTACCCTACAGCTATGAAGTAAAAGAATTAGCTAATGGTATGTTTCAAATTACTATTACCGCAACAGGATTCCTTAACTCAAGGGATGCTGAAAGATTCCTCAGCGATATTAATAATTTTGAATTCGATCACACTAATTTTACACACAAATCTAAACCTACTTATCACTAATGGCTACTTGTAAAATATGTGGTGGGATTAAATGTGTTTGTAAAAAAAGCATTCACGAACTAGCTAAAGCTAATCCGAATAAATCTTATAAAGTATTAGAACAAGAAAGAGCAGAACAAGCTACCTATGAAAGTAATGGTGGAGTTGTGATAGATGATACTAATGAATGTGAAAGCTGTCAGTAATGGACCTTAAAGATAAAATAATTTCTATGGCTCTCGTGGCTTTAATTTCTCTTGTCGGATGGAATCTCCACGAAACTTGGAATATGAAAGAACAAGTCTTTCAACTTAAACAAGGACAAATATTTTTATCTAAACAGATTAAAAAGAATACTGCTTTTGTTAAACAAAAACTTAAACAGCTAAAGAAGAAACAAAACAAAAAGGTTATTAAAAACGAGATAACTAAGAACAATAAAAAGAAGAAGAAGAAGAAAAAGAATAAGGTGGAGAATGAGTAATGAGATATTTAATTATATGTTTATTCTTAACTCTATTGCTTAGTGCTTGTGAAAATACTAAGCATACTATTGGTGTTTCAGGAAAACCCCTGAGTACCAAGATGGATGAAAGCGTCAAGTTTAATTACAAAATTACCTTTGGTAAAATCAGACCGAAAGAAGACGATGACTAATCCTATTGCTAAATCCCTGCCACAATTTAGACACAAACGATTCAAAGACAAAACTAAATACAACCGTAAGAAGAAAGAATATAACATTGAATAAAAGTCCTTTAAATATATCTGATGAAGTAAAAGTTCAAATGCCTATGAAGACAGTTGCGTCTTTAATAGCAATAGTAGCCATTGGAACTTGGGCTTTCTTTTCATTTCAAGAAAAATTAAATCAACACGCAACTACATTACAAATTATGGAAAAGGATTTGGTAGAGAATACGGAATTCAGAATAAAATGGCCGAGAGGATTACTAGGTTCATTACCTGCTGACTCAGAACAGTTTATGTTGATTGAAGAATTATATAAACAAATGGATAAACTTCAGATAAGAGTAGATAGTATGTTACATAATGAAGTAGGAATTAAAGCATTAGATAAAGCTGTTGAAAAACTACAATCTGATGTAGAAAAGCTTAAGGATAAACAAAGGACATTTAGTAATGGGAACAATCACTAGCGGAGTAATAGTTTTATGTATGTTCTATCAAGGTGGAATCATAGAGCATACTTATATTCAGGACCAAAAGATGAGTTCGTGCCTCAAGTCGAAGAGGGTGGTCGAGAGATCAGTAAATCCTCAAAATGTGAGGATGCAGTGCGGAGAAGTAGATGCTATTATTGAAGAAGATAAAGATACTGGAAGATATAGAGTAGTTAAAATAGTTAAAGATAAATATGATTCAACAGGTTATACTAAATAATGGATGCGTTAAAAGATAGAATTAAAAAGCACGAGGGATTTGTTAATGAAGTATATAATGATTCTCTTGGTAAAAGAACTGTAGGATATGGACACCTATGCGTTGAAGACCATTGGGAAAATAATAAAAAATATACTGAAGAATTTTTAAGTGGAATCTTTGATGAAGATTTCGCTAATGCTAATGGTTTAGCTATAAAAATGATAGGAGATATACCTCTTAAACAAAACTCCAAAGAAGTCATTATTGAAATGTGTTTTCAATTAGGCAATAGAGTTTCTAAGTTTGCTAAAATGTGGCAAGCATTAAAGAACGAAGACTACCAAACAGCATCACTAGAAATGTTGGATAGTAACTGGCATAAACAAACTCCTAAACGATGTGAATCTCTTGCTGAAATTATGAGGGAAGACTAATGGCATTCCCAATATTTAGTGCAATCAAATTAGTAACACAGGTAGGTGGACATATTTTTAAAAATCGCCAACGAACTAAAATGTTAATGAGTGATGCTCAATTAAAACACGCAGAAAAAATGAGTACAGGACAGTTGGAATACTCAGGTAAATTATTAGAAGCAAGACAGTCAGACTGGAAAGACGAATTCATTTTGATTTTGCTCAGTTTGCCAATCGTAATGTTGTCAATAGCAGTCTATTCAGACGATCCAACTGCTATGGAGAAGATGAAATTATTTTTTGAATACTTTTCTGATCTTCCTTTTTGGTATCAAACCATTTTTGTTGGTGTCATAGCTAGCGTTTATGGGCTAAAAGCAACTGACTTGATTAAAAGGAAATAATACTATAGGTAAAAACAATGGAAATGATGAAACAAATGTGGCTAGGATTAAGCCCTAAACAGAAGAAGATTGCTATTGCTGTAGGTGTAGTAGTTATCATTCTAATCCTTACCAATTTATAGCGTTTAATGGCTCATAGATGGCTCAATTTTAATGATTGATAGCTATCCTAAGAGTTGTACCGCAAAATTTGTAATGCTGATATACAGCTCAATCTCTCATATTTAGTTTCTATCTTATGATAGTTGATGTTAAAATTTATACTTACTTTACAAATCTGCTCAATGGTAATGAATACTTGCAATCCACCCTTAGAACATAAGGTTGTATTTGATGATTGGTATAGCTGTGCAATTATGGGTAGTAGTTCATCAGTTAAAACATTTCAAAACCTTGGTCCTGATTATGTTAATGCAACTGGTACTCTAATTAAGTACTGGTGTGTTCCTAAAACAATAAAACCTACAGTAGAAAAAGATACCTAATCCGAACACACCTCGGATTTTAAAATAATCCGAACACACTTCGGATTTTATCTTACATATTTTCCAAATGAATCTTGACAGTAGTGAAAGAAAACTATCTTTCCTTTATGTTTATAGTGTCCCCAAAGCTGATTGTTTCCACCTTGATAGTTTGGATTTTCAACCCAAGTAGTATGTTTAATAAATGCCTTTTCACACGATGCTTCCTTTAAAGCCATACCCACAGGAATCTTTGCTAGTTCATAGCTTGTACTAGATGTTAATAATCCTAAGACTAGAAATAATATATTCATTATACAAATACAATTTTGATTGCGATATATAATACAATAAAGATAAACATTAATACTAACTGTTGGTCGTATGGTAAATGATTCATATTGATCTCCATTCCATTAATAGATTATTAATATAATCTGCTTCTTGTTTAATTGCTTTAGCGTCCTTGTCCTCTATATCTATGCTTGACTTTTTTATGTTTAGGATTGGCTCGTTTGGAGTGTCTGCCTTTGCGTTTCTTCCTAGTTTTTGTGAGATGTTTATATCCATAAGACCTAACCATACCAGTTTATCACACCCCATATACCTAATACAACTGATACTATCTCCATTAAGAATCTTCCGTACCCCTCTTGGTTACGATCTTGCCACCCCCAGTACGCCCACATCAGACAAGCGATTACACCAAGCAACCATCCTAAAGCTTGAAATAGATTATACTTAAAAGAAGTTAAAATAAAGATACTGCATACAGAAATAAGTAATGCAATATACCTAGCGACTTTGGTGTTTAAGCTTCTCCTTAACTTCCAAATCATACGGGACTCTATACTCGTTATGGTTTAAAAGTAAATCTATAAAATAGCTAAGATTTATACAAACTAAGGTATCTCCGTGGTCCTCGTGTAATGCTAATGCTTGGGCATTTCCTTTCCACCTTTTTAAAGTCTTGAATCCTGTACCATTCTTACGTGTTTTAACTTCCACTATGACGTTTGGATTATTTATTTGTATATCGTGTGGAAAATCAGACAATGCTCCACTCATCGGTTGTCGTCTTGCAGACAAACCTTTCTTTTTGAAATGCTTTACTAAATTACATTCAGCTTTATAACCTTTTCTTTTGCTTTTATTAGTCATCAGGAATATACTCTTTGTGATCTTTTAATAACAAAGCATAATCCTCTCTCTTGACCATTGGAAAAGCATCATAAGTTTTCTGAATATAATATGCTAACTTATTAACCAAGTCAGATGGTTGATTTTGTTTTGCTTCAACAATTTTTTCAGCAACAACTCTTGCATCTGTACTAATTTGGTTTTGGTTTTCTAACAATCTTACTACCTCCTTTCTCGTAATCACGGTGTACAATAATTCTTCTTGAATCTCCGTATCCTCCGATACATTTAAGATAATCCTTTCTAACTAATCGTTGGACAGCTCCCCAAGATTGTGATCTTGAGGAGAACTTACATCCTTTAGTTATTTCTGAATAACTAGGACTAATCTTATTAACGAAAATAAATCCTTTAATAAAACTATATACTTTATATTCATTCCTAGTCATCAGAACGGTGCTTTCTCTTCTTTACTCGTATCGTCTAGCTCGTCTAATCCAGCTACCTCATTCGGAGCTGGCTCATTCTCGCTATCCTTTTTACTGTCCAACAATTTCATTTGACTTTCGAATCTATCTAAATGAATTTCTGCTGTCTTAACTGCCTGTCCATTCTTTTCCCATTGTGCGTATGTCAATCTGCCTTGCAACAAAACTTTACTTCCTTTTTTCGTAAACCTTTGTAATACATCAGCAATCTTAGCATCCCACACAACTACTTTATGCCAGTCAGTTTCTCTTTCGCCTTGAATAATCCTATTAGTAGCAATACTAAGGGTAGCATACTTACTACCCTTAGATGTTTCTCTAATTTCGGGATCACGTCCAAGGTTTCCTATTACGGTAATTGAATTATACATGGATTGGTTTGACTCCGTTCAGTTCTTTAAGTTTATCCTCATACAAAGTCTTCGTATGTAAATAAACTGCGTGTGAAGATTGTTTAGCTTTAGTCATATGTACTTTGTACATCTGCCCATAACCTTTCAATCCTTTTAATGTCTTAGAGTCTTTAATTTCCTTTTGGAATTTCTCTAAGGTTCTTTCATCAGTTGGTCTTACTTGTGTATTAGAAGTTTGTTTAACATTTTTAACATCTAATTCATCTTCAGAATAAATGAATCCGTGTAATCCTATTAACTTCAAGATGGCTCTATCTATTGCCCTCTTCTCAGCCATAGCATATGGATAAGCATTCTTAGTATTCTTTGGACTTGCTTCTCCATAAGTAATCACATTCATTTTATCAAGTGATGCTGTACATTTAATACAAACGATACCTTTTTCGGAATTCGTTTCTATTTCAGAAAGATTATTAATGTTAATTTTTTTCTTAACACCAGCAATCTCAATGTATCTGTGATACATAACCCAAGTACCGTGGCAATCCCACAAGCATTCCTTTGCTGTGAATCCTAGGTCCTTAAGTATTGTAGTTACTCTTTTATCGAGTGGTTTAGCCATTATATTTTCCTCCTTTGGTTTCTTCTTTAATGGATAAATAACCAGCTTTGGAACGTGCTATTAATATTCCAGAACCAGTTGCTCTACGACAATTAGTAGGTACTTTAGATTTAAGTACTTCTCCAATCGCCTTATGATCTTTCGCTGGTTGTCTAGTATCGTGCCATTCTTGGGCTAATGATATGAATTGATTATCTCGATCTTCATCGAAGTTAATTGTAATCATATCATTGATCTTTATTTTACCAGCTAGTTTAGGTAGTTCTTGGGTAAGTTCATCTAATTTTTCAGGTGCTTCTTTTGATTGTACATAACTCCAAAAAGATTTTTCAATCTCATAAAGTTTCTTTTGGTATGTTTCATCTTCATCTATCTTGCAATATTCAAAGCGATTATTGCCAAAGATAACTGATAAATAAATGTAAGGAGATTCATTAACCATCAAGTAATGTTGTATTTGTGGCATATATGTACTCACTACATTGTCTATTGTATTGTTTGAATTGGTATGTTTACATTCAACAAGAATATTATCTTCCTCAATCCATCCGTCATAATGAGCAAACATAAAATCTTTTTGTTGGTATAGTTTAGGGTAATCGGTAACTTTTTTATTCAACTCATAACTAAGCCATTGTTTATTAACTGGCTCAGTATAAAGACCAAGTTGTACTGGTAAGACTCTTGATAAGTCTTCAGGTTCTTGTTGTTTAGTCTTCTCCATCCATAGAGTATGCCAGTCGCCTTTCATAATTCGAGTTGCGTCTGATCCTCCAATCCCCATATGTCTGTTGATACGAAGATGCTCTACTTTAGGAGTCTTTACTTCTTTAGTCGTATTCATAGTTTAATCCTCCTTTGTTCTATTTATATACGCTTTTTGTTTATGGATTTCAAGTCTATAAAAAGACTTAGTAACATCTTGAAGCCACTTTAAATGATACACATAAGGTGGCTCAAGACGGTCCATAAATTCTTTCGGTACTGGTAGTCTAGGGTATGGAAAGGTCTTGAGAATATCGTTAATGCAATTATTAAGTAAGAAAGATGGGTACTTCAAAAGTAATTTAAAGTATTGTTGAAGACCAATCTTATCAGGAATATTAATTGCAAAGGTACTTGCAATAGTTTCTAGTGCTACTGCTACATCCTGTTCAGTACAAGATTTAATTTCCTTTGCCATCTTGCTGATAATAATCGGTGCTTCTTTATCAATCTTTTTTTCTATGAGGAATGAGTCCTCTTTTCCCATCAAGTACTTGATCTCGTATACCCGCAACATCAAGGATTCGCTTGCGTCTTTCTTGAATGCTTCGGGAATCATAGATAGAGTTACCCGTTTTAGTTTCTCTTCTAGTGTTTCTGAATTTGATACCACGTCTGATCCAGTTTCTAAAACAAGCATCCCAGTCTGCTCTAACCTGTCCATTTGCGGTGTAGTAATCAATGAACTGTGCTTTTTCGTAGTCAATGTCTACCTCCTCTCCATATGTTTCATTAATCCAATCCAAATCTCTTGGGTTGGGCGTGTAATTTCTTCCTACTGCTTTCTTGTATTGGTACAAATTAATATTAAATCCTAATGCGTTAATCCAATTCACTAAGTTTGTACCGTTAGGAATTTTGGAATAGCTTTCCCATTTAGTAACTAATGAGTCAGCTACTCCAATCTTTTCTGCAAGTTCTTGAGTACCAATACTTAATCTTTTTCTTTGGTACTTAAGCTCGTGAATTATTTGTTTGTACAACATATTCTTTCCAATCTATCTCGTCTGCGTGTGAACCTCTTACGTTAAAGAAGTTTTGATACTGTGGATTTTCAGCCATAAACATACGAGCATAGAATGGTTTGTAATCATTGTTAATCTTATAACAAGGATCACTTGTTTCTACTTCCGTTTCCCATCTTATCCTATTGATAATCATTTCAGATGATAAACGATTATGACCTTTACCTATTGCGGTATATGCAAACTTTTTAAACAGTCTGTATATCTGAGGATTCTCTTCGTGAAACTTTTTAAACTCAGATACAGTACTGTCTATTGCAAGATCGAATTGATCTTGGTCCATACTTTCTCCTTTCTATTTCTTTGCTTGATCTTCAGTAATACCAGCGTTCTTATACTCTTCTTCGTTAGTCATCGGTACGCTAGCTTTAACATTGAAGTAACCATCAGCATTACAAGTGTTAATTACATCACTTGGTTTTTCTTTAAAGTATTCACACAACTTAATGAAGTTCCATAAATTAATATCATTAGTATTGTTCTCATACTTTTGTACTTGCTGAAATGTAACTCCAAGATGATTTCCTATTTTAGTTTGAGTACATCTAGAATTTTTATCAGACAATCTTTCTCTTGATAACTTCATCCAACGTCCTACATTCTTAAAGAAAATAGTTCTATCTTGTTCAATCATTATATTCCTCCTTTCTTTTTATCCAATACTTCGCATCCATTCTCATAGTAGGATGAGAAGCTATCTCACTTATCTTAACTGTAGTATGTTTCATCTTCAGTTGCCTTTCTTCTTTCTTCTTCCATTGTTTCTAATGAACGGATGTACTCCTTAGGTATGTTATAACTTCCACTCATTTTACTGTGTCCATTATAGACATATAAAAAATACATCTGTTCTCCTCTTGTTAGTTTATTCCAAGGTTTAACTTTCATTTGATTGTTATGATAAGTTCATCCATTGGATCAATGTCATTTGAATAATCTCTAAAGACAACTTCAACAGATTTAATTTCTTTGAAGTCATAATCTTTGAAATCACTTGATCCATTTTCACTAACCCAAGCATTACCTTTAAAAGATACCTTTGCATTCGGACTAATCCGATTAGCTTTACAAATTATATCTTTGAATTGTTCAGAAGTTACTCTCATTTTACTTCCTCCAATCCTATCTCTTGGTCCTTGTCATCATACATCTTTAAGGTATTGGTCATTATGGTATAGTGTCCATTGTCAGAATTATCTCCATCATTTGAATCTTTACCTAGATAAATGCTATGAGATATATCTATCATTGAACGTATTGGTTTCTTCCAATCGCTTTCGCCTTTGGAATCTTTTTCGAAACCCTCACATTCTCTAAAGGTTTCAAACTTATTAAGCATCCCTATAAATTGGACCATCATATTTCTTGGTTCCATTCTACTTGTTGGATCACTTACTCTTCCTTTTTGTTTCGTAATTCTGCTATTGAATTCTGTCATCCAATTCAAAGCAACTTGAGGAAACCAAGTCCCTCCCCAATGATGAAACAAAACAGGGCTTTCATCTTTATCACTATCTTTAAAAGATATACTTACTCTATCGCCCATACTTCCTCCATTTGTTTAGACCAAGGCGAGTTACACAACATACAACACTCGCCTTGGCTTACACGCTTCCTACTAACTTGTTAAATATATCTTACGATATATATCTGTGTCGTGTAGTAGTGTAACGACAACAAATTCTTTACGGAGTAGTACCGCTAGGTACTACCCCTATCTATTAACTACTAGAGATGCTCT